CCATGTTGCTCACACTGATTGATAGGTGCGGTGATGATGACAACCTCGCTTATAAGATGTACGAATACATTAAATCTTTCCCGTCCAAACTGAATCTGGACTTGGATTTGGATAATGCGTTCAGCCACCTGTTTAGAAAATCATGAAAACTGCTGATGACTGGAAAACGGTGAGTTAGTGGAAGTTGATTAACAGTTGACTGATAATACAATTAGAATTTAATTAGCAATAATTACCATTTACCTGACATCAGGGGAATGGTTCAAAACAGATTAGAAATGAGTGAAACAAAAATAATATTAGATGCCTGTTGTGGCAGTAGGATGTTTTGGTTTGACAAACATAATCCTTTTGCTTTGTTCGTTGATAAGAGATCGGAGATAGTAACAGCCAAGGATAGAGATAAGATCAGAACCATAGAGGTAAAACCGGATATAATAGCCGATTTCACCAACTTGCCGTTTGAGGACAATTCTTTCTACATGGTGGTGTTCGACCCACCGCACCTAAAAACACTTGGTGAAACCTCATGGATGGCTAAAAAGTACGGAAAACTGCCGAAAGACTGGCAGTCACTCATACACGATGGATTTACTGAGTGTATGCGCGTCCTGAAGCCTAATGGCACGCTTGTATTCAAATGGAACGAGAGTGAGATAAAAGCTGCGGAGGTTTTGTCTGTTATTCCGTTCAAACCTTTATTTGGGCATACTACCGGAAGGCAGAGCAAGACAATATGGATGTGTTTTATGAAACTGCCAATTAATTCATAACTGAATAGATATGAATATAGACACAGAGTTTAATGTAGGTGATAGTGTATGTTACCTAAGTGGTGACAAAATATATCATACCACCGTCAGCAAAATAACTATTGAAATATCCTATACAGATCGCAGTTTTTAATGGTATACAAACTGTCTGACGGCTTAAGTGTTCCGAGAAACAATTATCCCAAATGGGATAAAAGGATTTTTAGGGACAAGGATAGTTTAATAAAATATTTATCAGAATCATAACGGAACAAATATGAATAAGGAAGAATTTTTGAGCAAAAGAGATGCCATCGATTTAAAGTTAAAAGAATTGAATGGCGAAAAGGAACAGTTGGAAAAGGAATACATTGAATCCAACCAAGGATTCCCTGTTGGAAGCAAGGTATATATAACAGTCCCGGCTCATGAAAGGCTTTCTCATTTGAACAATGAAAGGATATTGGTTCCCGAAGTGAAGAAGTTAGCCTATATTGTAGATTATGAGATTGATGATAACGGAGAGGTTGTTCCCTCTTTAAGACAGTTGGATTACAATGGGGGCATGTCAGCAATACCTTTATATGTTAATTTTAAGAAGACTATAATTGAATTAGTGTAAATCTAGATTAATATGAAACAGACAGTAGAAGAAGTGGCAAGGGGATATTCCAATGATTGCAGAAACAGGCAGCGTCATTGTGAACCATACTGCATTGTTGACTTTATTTCTGGTGCCGAATGGCAGTCAAAGCAATCACCTTGGATAAGTGTTAAGGAGCGGTTGCCGGAAGAAGGACAAAAAGTTTTCGTTTTGACAATGTGTTGTGGTGTTTCACGCATTCTAATTGAAAGGTTTTATAAAATAAATGCTTTTGATAAAGATAATAGATGGATTTTTGGAAATAGTATCGTGCTGGCATGGTTTCCTATCCCGTCTTTCGATGATATACTCGAAGAGAACAGGGATGTACTTGAACGGATTAAAGAGAAAGGAGATTAATATGGATAACAAAGAACTATCTGATAAAATAATTGATATTGTAAGAACTATACGAAAAATACCTAGAGAACAAATCAAGAATCCTTTCGAGATACAAGTTATTGTAGTTAAACCTAAAGATTATGAAAATAAAGAATATAGGACAACTTAGAAAAATCATAGAAAACCTTTCCGATGATTTTGAAATCGAGATGCGTATCAGACGCAAATTGACGGATGAAGAATTGAAAAATTGCAGATACCCTTATCCTTACGATACAGAGTATTTAACTTTGGAATTTGACGATATAGGCGTTTCTAACAAAGTATTGTGTTTGGGTGTAACTTCTAATGAATGAACGGTATGGAAATAAATAACGGAATAATAATAGATGGGGTGTTGCATGAATCATCAGAAGGATTTTGTAATGAGTGTTCCTTATACCGGGAATGTTGTAATATTTTAGATGATACCTATTGTTCCATACTAGATTTGGGAATAGGTCAGTGTTTTGTCTGTCGTGGTAAAGTAACGGATATTAAAACAGAGGAGGAAAAGAAATGAAACAGGTATTGTCATTTGATCAGACGAAACATTTACAAGAACTTGGATTATACCATATCTACACCTTGCCGGATATTCTCGATAAGCTACCGCGATACATAAATGACTTTGGTACAAAATATAAGCTGCACATTGAACCTACTTTTGCTGGACCTTGGTGTATAAGTTATCAAATAGGCATATGTGAACCATTTGTTTTTAAATTGGCAGAAAACCTATTAGATGCAGCCTACGATATGTTGTGTTGGTGTATTGAAAACGGATATGTTAAAGTTGGGAAGGAGGAATAATTATGGGATTTACAACACAGTGCTTTATACGCAAAAATACTGCTAATATTAGAAATAGATTAAAAGAACTTGGCTATTATTGTAATCCATATTTAGGTTGGCATAATCTATTTACTTGTGTATTTGGAGTTAATTCGGTTTATTCATTGGACGATTATGATACAAATGGTCTTAAAGAAATAGATGGTCTTATTGATTGCGGAACGAACGAGGAACTATTCCTAGCTATCGCTGCATTAAGGGATGATACAGACAAGTACCAATGGTTTACCGATGGGGATAAGTGGATTCTGTGTCCTAAAATCAAGTTCTCTACCTATTGGGTCTACTATCATATTGATGTCAATACGGATACCATTCACAAGGCCACCGTAAACGAACTGATTGAACATTTTAAAACAAAGGAGGAACAATGAAAGCAAGAATAAAATCAACAGGAGTTTTGGTAGATGTAACTCCCCAATTAAACATTAACTCTCAACATAGCAAAGATTATTTATATGTGTGTGGTAATATGGTTTACAGAGAATGTGAACTTGATTTTTCAGCTATCGACTGGGAACAGAGGCGATATGAACTAGCGAAAGCTGCCATGCAAGGATTTTGCAGCAATACACATGAACAGGTAATGAGTATTGGTTCAAATATGACAGCCCAAAGGAGCCTTAGTTTTGCCGATGCGCTAATAAAGAAATTGAAAGGAGAATAGTTATGACCGAAGAACTTGTAACATTGGAAACAGCTAAGCTGCTGAAAGAGAAAGGGATGTTTACAGATATAGAATTTCCTCCACAATCCGTTGCCCAGAAGTGGCTACGTGAAACCAAGAATATTCATATATGTATATACAACTGTGCCTGTGGTTATGGATACGAAATATCTAAAGCTGACAATGGAACTCATATAACCAGTTCTGTTTATGAAGGAACAAATGATGGTAGTAAATGGGATATCTACGAGGAAGCACTTGAAGCAGGATTACAGGAAGCATTAAAATTGATATAAATATGAAAAAGATATCTTTCAATGATAAATTTGGATTAACACAAGCGGTGTTGGACGGTCGTAAGACAATAACTAGACGAATTGTTCCATTTACATATTGTAAAGATAAAATTCATTTGTCTAGATATAAGGTTGGTGAAGTTGTTGCCATTGCGCAAAGCTATGAAACCATATTTCATGCGGGGAATTGCCCTAATGACTTCTTTGTAGATTCATCAACAATTAACAAAAAGTATTGTGGGGCAGGATTTAAAAATAAGATGCTTGTCCGCGCTGACCTCATGATACATCATATCCGAATTACCGATATTAAGGTTGAACGTTTACAGGACATTTCCGATGAAGATTGCTTGCGTGAGGGTGTTGAACTGAATACTCGCCAATATGAATATGATGGAACAAAAAAATATTGCGTCTGTGGTTTGAAGCATTGGCGAGCTATTGGTTGCACCGACTTTGATACTCCCCGTGAAGCCTTTGCAGCCCTCATAGATAAAGTATCAGGCAAGGGCACATGGGAATCCAATCCTTATGTTTTCGTTTATGAATTTAAACTGATTGATTAACAAATAGGGAGTAAATTTATGAATAATATTAATTTGAACGAACTACGGGATCGTGCTTATAAGACAGCTTGTGATCACGGTTTACATGATAAAGAACTTTTAAGAAAATGAATTAAATGACAAGTTTTGTTTTTATTCAGATTTTTTGTAACTTTGAATTATAATGTTTCCGTGTAAAGGAGCACGGTACGTTCTTCGGACGAAAAGACTTTTATGGGAAAAAAACTCGTAGCAAATAGAGAAAATTTCTGTCATTATTATATAGAAACAGGTAATGCTACAGATGCATATCGGAAAGCTTACCCTAATAGTATTGGATGGAAGGATGGGGTCGTTAGTAAGCGTGCATTTGAATTGCTGAGAAATCCATCTGTCGCATCCCGTGTAAATGAATTACAGGCTGATATATTAAAAAAGTCTGACATGAAGAAGGAAGATGCATTGCGTTTTCTTACAAATGTGGTAAATGTAGACCCTATAGATCTTCAATTAAAAAGTAAAGATACGTTTATTGTCCGTTCTCTTGATGATATACCAAAACCAGTCCG